TCTACTGTTACAGTTTCTGGTGACTTAGTTGTAAATGGTACTCAAAGTATTTTAAACACACAGACTTTAATAGTAGAAGACAATAGTATAGAATTAAGAAAGGGAAATAATTTAGTTGGAAATAATGGTGGTGTACAGGTAAACTTAGAATCAGATGGTAGTGGATCTATCACAAAATATCAAGCAATACAATGGTTTAACTCTGGTGGATATTGGAGAGGATGGGATGGTTCTGTTGAAAGAAGATTCGTTACAGAGTCAGAGACACAAATCCTTACTAACAAAACTCTTACATCTCCAACACTTACTGCACCTAATATTGGTGCTGCGACTGCAACATCAATCAATGGACTTATTGTTAGTACAACTGCATCTGCAACTCTAGACATTGCAACATCTAAATTATTAGACGTAAATGATTCTCTAACATTAACATCAGATAACCCTGCTGCAACAGTTGCTGTCAACTTTAGAGTTGGTGGAGACGTAGCATATAGATCTGATACTCTTGCATCATTCTCATCTACTACATCTACACAGATGCGTGGTTTGATTACAGATACAACAGGATTAGATAAGTTAGTATTCCAGACCAACCCTACAATTTTAACTGGTATTACTACATCATCTGCAGGATTTAATTTAGTTAACACTGGTGCTACAAGTATATTATTTGGTGGTGCTGCTGGAAGCATTGTCATGGGTGCTTCAACTGGTGACACAACTATCAACCATGACTTAATACTTAAAGAAGATCTTACTGTTGGTGTCGATACAAATGATAACGCTGTATTCAATGGTAATGTTAACATTGAAAATGCAGACTTAGTAATTCGTGGAACATCTAATGATCCAATATCAATTGGTAGAGGTGGTGGTGCTGTAAATACAAACACACGTATGGGTGTATCAGCACTCGCTGCAAACACTTCTGGATCTCAGAATACTGCAATTGGATACCAATCATTGTTCACAAATAATATCGGAGCATCCAATACTGCAATTGGTAACAGGGTTTTGAGGGCAGCGGGTGTTGCAAATAACAATATTGGTATTGGTAAAGATGTATTACTGGTTACACTTTCTGGTAGTAAGAACCTTGCGATTGGTAACAATGCAATGGAGACAAACCAGACTGGTAGTGGAAACGTTTGTATTGGACACTATGCTGGTTTTGATGTGCAAGGTAGTAACAACGTTCTCATAGGTCCTGCATACAACGAGACTTCTGCTGATGTAACATTCAGACCTCCTAATATTAGTGGAGATAATCAACTTGTTATTGGTTCTGGTGGACAAGCATGGATACGTGGTGATTCTAGTTACAATATTAGTACTAGTCAAAATCTTACCGTAGATGGAGATACACTTATCAAGGGTGATCTTACAGTTAATGGTACTACAACCACAATTAAATCTAATATCGTACAGATTACAGACAAGGCGATTGAACTTGCTTCTGTTGTAAGTACACAGTTTACATGTACTGCTGTATCTGGATCTAACAGTATTGTAGCGATTGCTCCTACACTAGGACTGATACCTGGCATGGAGATTACATCAAACACTGCTGGTATTACAGTTCCTGCTGGAACAATCATTGTAAGTATTACAAATGACACAGCGGTATTGAGTAACAACGTAACAGGATCTGGTACACCTACATTCAGTGCGATAGGTCCTTCTGATACTGCTGCAGAAGACGGCGGTATTATTGTTAAGGGTACAAGTGATAAGACATTCTTATGGAGAGGAGTTGATGGTGGCGTAACTTATAATTCTTGGATGTCCTCAGAACATATGGATCTTGCAACTGGTAAGAACTATTATGTAAATGGTATTCTAATTGCTAGTGATACTAATAAAGTTATCGGACCTACAAATGGTGGTGGTCAAGGACAGATTGATTTAAGTGGTGCTGGCGTTGCATATAATCTTGGTAGTGCAGTTACAGGATCATCATTAACATCTGTTGGAACTCTTAGTTCATTGACTGTATCTGGTAATGTTGGTGTTGGTGGTGCTACTGCTGGAACTCCCTCACCATTTTCTGCTTATGCAGCATCTGGTACCACTGCTGCTTTTATGAAAAACAATACTGGTGCCTCAATCAGTCTTGGTGGTCTAACTCAACCCAGAATTTTACTGGAATCTGGTGCTACTTCTAGTGAGTTTAAATTATATACTGCTGGTGGATCAACTTATGCTGCTGCTAGTTGGGCTGTAAGATTAAATATAAATTCTGATGGTGATATGCTTCCAGGTGCAGATAACACACAAGATCTTGGATCAAGTACTGCGAGATGGGCAAACGTGTACTCTGGTGACGTTCATCTAAACAACACAGGAATGGGTGGTAACGAGATAGATGGATCTGAAGGTCATTGGACAATGCAAGAGGGTTCTGATGATCTATTCTTAATTAATAGAATCACTGGTAAAAAATACAAGTTCAATCTAACGGAGGTTTCTTAAAATGGCATTGGTAGTAGGGACACATTATAGAGATCAAATATTTGATGGGAGTTTAGGTCCTGGTTCAATACATTATATGCATATTAAAAGATCTTCTAATAGTAATAGAACTGCAGGGACTATGGAAGTGATATGTACTGGTGAGTTGGGAGGCAGTCAACAAGGTAATGGACTAGCATATTTTAAGTCATGCTGGAACTCATGGAATTACCAAACAGATGGAAGTCACTCAATTAAAATTGTAGATAATATAAGAGAGAGTGATACAGCTACTGGAACCTCAATTTTCGTTGGTCCTATTCCTGGTTTTACATATTCTGGAACTACTGATTACTCTTTTACTTCTTCTGAACTTATCTACCCGATTTATACAGGATGGTATGGGTTTCTTGAGATAAATTTAGAATGGACAAATGATCCTGACTTACAATATCAATTAGATAATACTTCTACTGCTGTATTCTAATGGCATACTTTGGGGACGGATCAAATTTAAGTTCAGTACCTGGCGTTCCGTCTGGTGCTATAATATTATGGTCTGGAGCTTCCAATGCAATTCCTAGTGGTTATGTGTTGTGTGATGGTCAAAATAATACACCAAACTTACAAGATAGATTTGTCGTAGGTGCAGGAAGTACTTATGCTGTAGACGCAACTGGTGGTAGTGCAAATGCAACTTTAGTATCACACTCTCATACGATTAATAATCATACTCACTCATTTAGTGGTAGTGGTTCAAGTTCTCACAGTCATGGTATTCCTAAAGGTAGTGGAGGTTCTCAAGCAAGCATTCAGAACTATGTTCCTAGTCCAAGAGTTGAAAGTGTTCAAGCTTCGTTTAGTAGTGATAGTGCAACCGTAAGTCTTACTGTTAGTGGTAATACTGGTGATCCAAGTAACAGAGGAACTGATAGTCAAGGTTCATCAGCGACTAATGCAAACTTACCACCATATTATGCTCTTTGCTATATTATGAAAAGTTAGTTGACATCTTTTACTTGATGTTTTATAATGATGTTCAATGGATCATTCAATTAACGTTTACAAAAATGCCATCTCACCTGAGTTATGTGATGAGTTGATATCTTTCCATCAAAAATACAAAGATACACCAGTTGTTCAAAAAACATCTTATGGTAGTATGCAAAATACAAATTGCTATACTTTTCTTACTACTGATTTTCCAGAATATGACACCAAAATTTATGATGTCATGGAAGGAATTGTTGCTCGACTTAGGTTAGATCATGAGTATTTTCCGTATGATGTTCATGATAGTGGTTATGAATTGAGAGAATCTTATGGATCTACAATGATTCATTCAGATAGTTTATATGATGTTCATAATCCTTCAGTGGCAAGATTGTTGAGTGTGATTATCGCACTTACTGATGACTATGATGGTGGGATTTTTAATTTTCCTAAACAATCATATCAGGTTAAACTAAAGAGAGGGGAAGCCATTACTTTCCCACCCACTCCATTCTATCCACATGAAGTATCAAGTCCTGAGAATGGAAAACGTTATACAATATGTACATGGATATTAGTTGATAGACCTAAAACTTAATACGACCCACACAATTAAATTATGATTGAATCGAGACCGATAGTCCCCCAGAATGATGGGTGGTTAGAAGTTCGTCTACCTCAAAATATCATGGATGATCTATGGGGTATGATAGGAACTGCAGAGAGAGATGCTAAGTTTAAACTAGCAGGAAATATCAGTGCGAGTAAAGAGATGAATGCTACTGATACTTTCAAAGAATTTATTGGTGAAGTAACAAAAGATTACGGAGAGAAATTTAATTACAAAGCAAGTGAAATGGTAACCATGATACCAGAGGGATCTTCAATTCAATTGAATGACCTATGGGTTAACTGGCAGTATCAACATGAGTTCAATCCATCTCATGTACACTTTGGTTTGTATTC